CAAGAATTGATAGTTTTGGATTCATTAAAGATTGGAGTATTTTTTAATACACCAGTCGAGTAGCTATTAAGTGCGCCTACATACAAACTAGGACGATAGTCTACCACTCCATTTATGTCTATCTGGCCATTAGAAACACTAACTTTTGCCAGAGGAACATGAGGTACTGAAGATGGAGAAGGAAACGCGTTACTAATTGCGATCTTAGGTTCAGAAAAGTCCGAGCCTTTTTCTACAACATAGATATAGTTATCTCCACCGGTGTTAACCAACCCTACAAACTGTCTAGACCAATCAAAAATAGCGCCTGTCGAAAGAACAATTTTTCCGGCTTCTACAACAACTGCATAGCTCTCAGGAGTTCCGCTTAAGTCAACTGTAATAGTTTGGTCGTCTCCGATGTTTACCGGGACTGTTTCTGGAATTGTAAAAGTTGCGTCTGCAATTGACCATCCAGTAAAGTCAGTTACACCATGCCCTAAAATAATTCCGTCATGGGCCAATCTGCCAATTGCTGTCTCTCCTTCTTCGCGTGGATTAGCAATCTCGTAGTCTTTAAGTTTGTCTCTCTGAGCTATGCCCCAAGAAGCTTTTTCTGCTTCTGTTGCCGCATAAAAATTATTTCTGGCTGGAGTACCAGAAAATTCTGTACCGTTTTGTACCTCATTGAGATACTCCTTGGTAACGATTGTTCCGTTAACGAACGTAATCTTGTCAAGCATTGGAGTTCAAATTATGAAATATTATTGATCCAGAGTAATCTGCCCATCCAGGAATCATTAGGGCCAAAGGAGCTGAGCTCCACCATCATTTTTCTATTTTTTGCTCTATAAGCATCAATAGGATTATCTGCGTTTTCGTCAAAGTTCTCTAGGCCTTCGCCCCAAGTAACTCCGGCCGATCTTAAAGTCCATGTATTTGGATTTCCCCAGTCTACAGGATAATCAAAATAGACTACATTTGACACGGGATCTTGCGGGAAAGTAATTAAAACTCTCGCTTCTCTATAAAATCCTTGAGGTATGAGTAAAGGATTGGTATTTGAAATAGGCAGATTTTCGGCGTTACTTACGTCAACTGACAAATAATTAGCCAGGCGTAATGCGCCCATTGGATTGTTTTTAACAGCTCCGCCTACTTCTATAGGAGATCCGATAGAATCTCCCATCCAGACTCTGCCGTCTGCGTTGTTGCCGAAAAGTTCCCCTTCATCCAGGTCCCCGATGAAAGGCTCCTCTCCGGTTATGTTAGAGGTCAGAATTTGAATAGATGCTTGACTCATTTACAATTCTATTGTACTTAGTCTATACTTCCTTTAAACTGCTTTCCACGGTTTAAAGCTATATTAGATTGATACATTTCAAATGTGGCCAAAAGCAATTTTCTCACTGATAGTTTCTCTACGACAGGAGGATTAGCGGCCGTAGCCTACGGATCTTCTTCTTTTTTTCCTGCAGTAGCAGATCAAATAAAAAGAGGATCTAAAACAAAGGCTCTAGATAGCCAGAGACCTTCTCAAGTTTTCTTAGACTTTGTTGGAACAAAGAATTTTGTATTAGACGTTTTTAAATCTGTGATTCAATCAGAGTATGACTCTGAAGGGATTATAACAGATTTTATTGACTTATATGCATCAAACGTTAATGTTTTTTCTACAGAGCTATTAGAAACATTTTTATTTAGCATAGACGAGTACTCATCTTATTCCATTTCTCCTAGTACTATTATTTTTGATAGTATAGAAAAAACTATATATAAATTTAACGCTAGTTCAGATTTAGAAATAGACTCGGCAATATTGTCTTCTAAAATAGAAGAAGAATTTATAAAATTTGGATACGTTGGAGAAGATGTTTCAAATGTTTTAGTGTTGGTTATTAACAACCCAAACACAAAAATCACAAGCGCTCCTCCTGATGACTTAATACAGTTAGATATACAAGGTGTGTCCACAAAAGACTCAAGGGGAGTAGATAGGGTGTATGGGACAATTTCTCCCGTAGACTACTACAATGGTATAGCTTATAAGAACGAAGGGTCTTCCATTAAAAAGTCGATAATTCAGGGGTACGTAGGATATCCGTTGGTGTCTCTGTTAGGTGAAAGTTTACTAAATCCAGATGGATACGAAAACGTAGATCTTAATTATCTAGGGTCTTCTGCGCTCAGTAATTTGTCGGACGATTTTAATGTGTTTCCCACACAACAGGCTATTTATAATATAGATCTTACAACAATTGACCTTGGTACGAATTAATGGCTGATATCTACGGACCAATTTTACCTCTGCAGCTTGACCCGAGAAATACTCCGGCTTTAGTTCGAGACATGCAAACTAAAGTTTTTCTTGAGTCTGGCGGAGAATTAAATGACTTTAGTCCAGCTTCTCCTCTTTCTGCTCTTGTAGAAGGACAAGCTTATGCTCAGAGTGAGCTTCTTTATTATCTAAACTCTCTTCCAGAAGCCTACACTCTTCAATGGCTTAGACAATTAGGCATTCAAAGATCTATTGGTGCGAAAGCTGTAACGGACGTTACGTTTATAAAGACTAATAATTTTAATCGCACAGTTATCATTCCGGCAGGGACTATTGTTAGTACGGCAAATAGACTTAATTTTGTATTAAAATCGGAAGTAAGGATAGGAGACTCTTTAAATTCTGCCAAAGGAATGGTAACGGCAGAAAAATGGGGTACAGCTTATAACCTAGACTCCGGCTCTATTGAAAAAATAAATGTAAATATTTTAGGGTTAGATCGAGTAACAAATGAGTCGCCTATTCAAGGCGGTAAAGACTTAGAATCTATCGAGAGTATGAAGGGAAAAGCTTTTTCTTTGTTAAAAAGAAGAGGTTTAATTACTGCACAAGACTACGAAGATGAGGTAGAAGTTCTAGCACCTAGCTCTTCTATAGTTAAAGTTTTAAGCTACGAAGAAAAATTTAATATAGAAGAAACAACGCCTTCTGGAGTTGTAGTGATCTGCGTAGGTGACTCTGAAGGATCTGAGTTAGAGCAGGTTACTAAGTCAAATATGTTAAAAGCTCTAAGAAAAAAAGTTCCTATCGGCACTAATGTTTCTCTTATTTCTCCTGTGATTACGCCTGTAGAAACCACGGTGGTGGTAGAGTATGATAGTGAAGAATTTAGCGGCGGTATAGGAGCATTTGCAAACATAATAAATAATTTACTACTAGAAGAGATTTCTCCAAGTACTATTGGGTTAGGAGGAGAACTAGATTATCAAAGTATTTTTAATAGCATATACGCTTTGAACGTAGTGAGTAAAGTAAAAACTTTATCCATGGACCTACTTCAGTTAACAGGGGGTAATGACATCGGAGAAGTAAACTGCAACCTTCCCTTTAAATCAAAAGAAGTAGATAGTGTTTGTATCAATACGTTAGAACAGAGAATTGATTCTGTAGAGACAACTTTTAAGAATACAAATCCTGTTAGGTCTTTTAGAACTTATAAAACAATCGTAAGTTTTATTGCTGAAGCCACCCAATCGCCATTAACGTACACGTTTTTAAATACAGACTACGACAAGTATCTTAGGGCTTGATAATGGAAAATATATCTATCTGGGATCAAAAAAATAGAAACTTTATTCGCAGAGGGTTTTCTTCTGGAAAGATTACTATAGAGTTTGATAGAACAAAAAAATTTAAAATAGCGGAGCATACTCTTGCAGAAATTAATTTTGATTTTAAAAAAGAGTTAAATAATAACAGAAACCAAGTTATCTCTAGAGATATTAAAAAGGTAGACTCTTCGGGCTTTAAGTATGAAAGCATTGGCAATGTATACTCTCCAGAACCAGAAGTAATAAAAGCAGAAGCCACAGGAGAATTTAGGATACTCTCCCACGGAGCTTCTGTTCCAGGAGACTTACTTGGCGGCAACGAAAATTGTGCTGTAGAAGGCTTAACTTGTACAGATGGCACTAATACCAACTGTAAGCCGGGAAAATGTCTTATAGGTAGGCTTAGGAAAATTTCTAACTTTAAATGGAAATATACTTCTGAGTCTAGTTATAATGGATCTGCTGTTGAGTACTTTGTTGGTGGTAAAGAAGTAATAGAGCTAAAAACAATTATCAGAGGGACCTACAAAAATATAGACGGCTCTTTAATAGAGATAGATAAGCCTGCTAGCAAAGCAACTACAATTTTTCTTCCTCCAGTTAACTATTTAGAAGATATTTTTTCAGAAGATACTTTAAAAATATTTAACTCTGCTTTGTCTTTAGATGGCTCGGAGACTTTAAGTGGTATAATAACTCCAGAAGAAGATTTTATTGTAAGAATTTTAAAATTAGCATATAAAAATATATCCCATATAGAAACTGGGCCAAGATACTCTTCTCTTGCTGACACAGATTTATCTGAAGA